AGCGTCAAGTTTTTGATTAACTAGTCTTACGTCTACAGGATCAGTAGGATCAAGTTGAGGATTAGCAGCAAACACGTCAGCAATGGCTTGTTCTCGTGCTTGAGCCTGTTTTTCTTTATTAGCCCGAAACTTCTCAGACTTTTCAAACGGCTCTGGATAGTTACGTCGTAACCATTGCTCTACAATAGGGCCAACGTCTGACTCAGCTTTTCCGGTAACTAAAGAATTAATCTCACTGTGTTGCTCTGGCGTAAGCTCTTCAATTACTGTAGCAATGTCATCAGAAAACACATCAATAAAATCGCCTCTTTCAGCAATGCCCTGCATTGTCCACTTAACAAGACCTTCTGCGCGATTAGCAGCAACAGGATCAAGAGAGGCAGTAGCGGCGGCTATTGCTTTTGTTTGCATTTCTTTAAGGTAGGCTTTCCAAGCTTGTTTTTGTCCTAAGGCATCTTCAGGAACAGGAATATTCTTATCTTTCATTTCTTTTATTTGTGCTGGAGTAGGAACCTTATTCGCTTGCATAGCATCTTTGAATTCTTGGGTTGCTATTGCAATATCTTGTTCTTGTTTACGTACTTTTTGAACTGCTTTACGAAAACCTAGCTGTTCTAATTCTGTAGCCCGTTTGTTCCAATCTTCCGTACCAAATTCAAGCTGTTGTAGACTAGAGATAGCTAGTTGTTCCTGAGCGCCTCTTATCTTTGCATCTGTTTCTATTTGTTGAAGTTGAGCTTTAGTAACACCGGCCCTTGTTTTATCACCAATACCAACAAAAGTGCCAGCATCAATGCCTCTTGTTTCTTTACCAATATTAACCATCTGCTCTTCAATAGAATCTATCTGATAATTTGCCGCTTCTTTTCTAGAGCGATCATCAGACTCTAACAAGATTTGTGCTTGCTCATTTAGTTGTTGTTGTAGACCAACTAACTGGTTCTGCTTGTTGTTTACTACACTAGCCTGATTAGCTTGTTGTAAAGTAGGCAATGTTTGCATTATGTCTTGAGCAGGTACACCAAGTCCTTGCATACTGCCCATGTATGCTTTCATAGTCTCAGGATCAAAACGACCTTCAGCAGCGGCTTGCTGTGCAGCCAACATACCACCCATCATTCCCTTTTCTCTTTGTTGTCTTTGCTCTTGTTGACGCATAAGTGCAGGGGCTTGACCTACACTACGAGCAACATCAAACAATCCCTGTTGATAGGTAGGCTGAAGGAGACCTTGTAAAAATGCTTGTGAAAATTTAGCCATTATTGTGTCTCCTTAACTAAACAGTTCTAAAAGAGGTGTAATAAAACCATCTTCTGCACTACCTACCGGACTCAACATACCACCTAGCAATCCTGTACCAAGACCACCAAGCAAGTTAGCTCGTGCCTGTTCTGCAATTAGTCGTGCTTCAAGACCACTCATCATAGTCTCACCGTACTGACCAGCACCGTACAACTGACCCTGCTGTTGCATCTGTGGGTAAAGCTGTGAAGCTTGTTGTACATTAAGCATCTGTGCTTGTGGCATATACGCACCTGACAAGGCACCTAAGTTTAGCTGTTGCTGTCCTTGCTGTAATCCTAAGCCACCAGCCAACATCTGTTGACCACTACCAAGAGATTCGATAGCACGTCGTTGCTGTGCGTCTGTTAAGCTACTACCTAATCCAGCAAACTGAGCGCCTAGTGCTGCTTGTTGTTGTTGCTCTGCTTGTGCTTGCTGCATAGCCATTAAGGATGCTTGATTCTGAGCTTCTGCTTGTGCCTTAGACAAAGCAAACTGCTCTGGCGTACCTCCGTACATATTAGTTTGTACACCCATACGTCCTTGATTAAACAAACGCTCTTCTAAGGCTAGTCGTTGACGTTGCTCTTCAGGCGTTTGCATAGCTCTTATGCGGTTGTAAACATCAGTCTCACGACCAGCCATAGGTTGAGCAAGTTGACCCATAAACATGCCGCCTAAGTTTGAGGCATCTTGAGCGAGTAAAGGGTCTTGCCCAAGCTGTGTAGTACCACGCCCCATCAGAGCCAACCCAGCATCAGCGGCTTCAAGACTTCCCGTAGTACCTCCTGCAAAGCCTGTCTGAGCTTGTCTAAGCAGTTCATTCTGTATGGCTTGCTCTGTACCGCTTAACGTATTATAAACATCAGTACTTACAATATTGCCTTGAGCATCTATTGTAGGTTTAGCACCAAACTGTGACCCAGTAGAAGAAGTAACAGTAAAAGGTTTAAACTGAGACATGCCTACAGCTTGATTAGCAAGATCCACAGCGCCCGGAATTGCTTGTCCTCCTACTGTAGTACCTAAGAGAGACTCTGTACCAATGTCGCTTAATCTATCATAAGCAGCACCTGTAAGAAGTCCTCCCCCAATGGCAGTACCTGTTCCTAGTATTTTTTCTATCAAAGTGCTCATATCGTTTTACCTAATAGTGCTAATACGTTCATTTCCTGTATAGACAAAGCGTAGCCGTTAATGTCTGTTTCAAGTCCTACGCTAACTACAGAGCCATATCCTGTTGTGTTTAGTGAATTCCTACTTAGGGTTTCTCCTTCTGCGGAAAAGTCAGAGTCAGTGTACTCAGACTGTCCATAGAAAGCAGGGCTATCACTACTAGTCCTAAACGTACTAGAACTAGGGTTAGTTGAAAAGTCATAAGACCACTTGAGGAAAATGTCTGAGTTGTTTCCTCCAATCAAAGTAGGTCTAATCTTTTTTAACATTTTAATTTTTGCTGGATCACCAAACGTAAGCCCCGGACTAAAATACCTAAAGCGGTAAGACTCTCCGTTGTCTCTATAGTTGTCATACTTACCTATGCCGTCTTCACATCCTATGTATATGTCTCCGTTTCTGTCTCTGTGAAACGACTTAAAGTCAACACTAGGCCAACGAGTAACCCTGTAAGAACCGTTTTCTAAGGTTGCTCTTATGTCAAAACAATACACTAAGTTAAGATCAGCAAAACACAAAAGATAAAAATAATTCTCAGGGCTATATACAGTACTAACAGGCTTAGTAGTAGCCAGTGTATTAGCAATTAACTCTTGTTTTATATTTCTACTCAAGTCAGTAATAGGTAGTGACTTTTCTTGTATTGTTCTACCTAATCCCCTTAGACCTGTCTGAGTCAAAAACAAAAGGTCTGTTCCTATACTCTGCACACTTTTTCTATCTACACAACCTACACCGGGAATTGTGTCAACAAGAGACATAGATGCAGGAGTTTCAGCATTTTGATAAACAAGCGTGTTGTTTTCTCCAAAGACAATTAAGTAGCCGTTATAACCTGCTAAAGCAACTACTGTGTCAAACCCGTTAGGCCATGCTTTAGACACATTAATAGAACCACTAGTTCCACCAGCAAAGTCGTGACCAATTAACAGATCAGACCAGTAAATAATATTGTCATTTGTAGCGTTGCCTACACACCACACACGACCATAAGCACCAATAGCTTCGTTGCAGTACTGAGTAGCTGCTACAGACGCACCAGAAACATCAGACATTTTAGTTACTGCACCTAGCGTATTACTATATACTAATGGCTCGTAACCACGTTGAAAGAAATAAACGTAATCATTAAAATTAAATATCTTCCAATCGTTATCCGATATTGTGTACGACCCCGGAGAAGCATCCACCAGAGTAGTAGTACCTGTAAGAATCTTATTGTTACCAGTACTAAAGATTACTTCGTTACCGGCACTGTCATAAAACTCATGTATGTTATGAAGGTAGTCTGTACTTAGTACCGTTTTGTCTGTGGTGAGAACAGAATTACCTTTTCGTGACGCAAGGCGACCCCGCCTGTCAATGATAGCGTTATCCGCAACCTCAGCAAAAGCAGTGTCCTGCGCTATAGGAGAATCTTCAGTATTGATCCCCATAAAAGCAGGAGCAACTAAGTTAATACTCTGTAGTGGCTGGGCCATGCTTACTCCTACGGTGTGTACCAGATGGTTTCGTCAGGGTGCTTTTGTGCATCCATAGCGATTGCATCTGATAGATATTTGTCAGCTATAGCAAAGTACTCAGGGGTTGATGTACCGCCTGTCTCGCCACGTTCACGAGCTAATAGAGCTACTGCCATGTGAATAACAGGCTGACTAGGAATAGCAAGAGTATCTGCATCAACAGACAAAGGAACATTCCTAATCACCATCTTAGTTTTAATAGAGTAAACACCATCAGGTTTAGGATATACATCAATCTGTGAATCACCATTAGCATCTACACTGTTGTAAGTGTAAAAAGCAGGGGCACCAGATGCAGGAGTTCCTATCAAATACTTGTCATTAATCCAAGACTGAGGACGATACTCCATGATTATATTAGATGTATCGTTGACCATAGTTAGTACTTTACCGTAGTCCTGTGAGCCTGTAAGAGAATACGTGTAGTCATCTGCCGCAGTAGTAACAGTAACGGTAGTCCTAAGTTGTGACCAATCCCAAGTATTTTCTATTAGTGTTTTAGAATCGTTAATATAGTCACCAACCATAGTGCTATACGTGTTAGAGTAAACAGTAGTTACTTGATCTTCTCGTAAACGCCTAAGCACATTGTTTACTAAATTTAAATATGTCATACTAAATCCTTAAACAGACCAGCCCTTATTTGCTTAACATAATCTATTTGATTTGATGAACCAATAGGAGCAAGTTGTGGGCTAGAAAAACTTAGTCTTTGTATTGGAGCAGGATTAAAAGTACCACCTGAACTTGGGCCTACAACATTTGGTGGCGGTGGTTCTGGTTGTGGTATTAACATAGAAAGCGCACTTGCTAAACCAGCAGCAGTTAATGCAGATGCATTATTATTATTATTACTATTAGTACTACTATTACTATTAGTATTGGTATTAGTGGTAGTAGCAGTAGTTGATGATGTAGTAGTAGTTGGTGTAGTTGGTGGTGTATTAGTAGTTGGTGTAGTTGATGGTGTAGTGCTTTGAGAAGCAGCATACGCTATGCCTTCTGGAGAATTTGCTATACCATCAGCTATTTCTTCTAGCGACATGCCAGAATTAGCCCAGTTCTGCAAAAAATTCTCTGCTCCAGAGCGACCTAAAAGCTCGTTATACAGTGCATTAACATCAGCAACAGAAACTTGACTTAAGTTATTTGAAGAGCTTTCAAGGTTAGGAAAACTAGTTTGTGATGTATACGTTGCTGTATCTTGGGCATTAGGAAAAGCACTTAAAAGAGACTCTACATCAACGTCTGGAATAGATGGGCTGGTGTTTGTAACGTCAGCAACTGCTTGACCACTTCCAAACATACTACCACTTAGCGAACTATTAAGCCATGTATTATATTCAGTACCAGATGTGTAATGTGCCATTGGCCCTGTATATGTATAACCATACATAGGATAGTACGTATACTCATCTGGATGCGTTTCTGGACTAGTACTTGCTATATAAGCATCAGCCGCTAAAGCCTGTTGACTAGGGACGTATGCAGGATCTCTATTGTCATATGCCATTATATATATTTCCCAAATAAACTATTAGACTGACGCTTTATTAAACCTTCTAAGAAATCTGTAGCGTTGCCTTGCTGTATTGCTACAGGGGTAACTGATTCAAAACCTAATCCTTGTACTTCAAACGGATTGTAAGAAGCTCCTCTAGCAGCCTGTATACTAGCGCCACCACTACCATTTCCACCATCACCGCTTCCGTTTCCATCACCATTCCCATCGCCACTACCCTGTCCAGTACCAGTACCTACTGCAATACAAGCACCTGTGCTATCTGTTACACCCAATTCACCATTAGCAGCAATACAAATATTACCAGCAACATCTCCACCGGGTTCAGGAGTAGGCGTTGGTTCAGTAGTAGTTCCTGTTCCTGTACCGGTACCGGTTTCTGTACCAGCACCTGTACCAGAGCCTGTAGCGTCTCCACTACCAGTACCAGTACCGGTTCCTGTACCAGTGCCTGTACCAGTACCACTACCAGTACCACTACCAGTACCACTACCAGTACCACTACCAGTACCAGTACCAGTACCAGTACCAGTACCAGTACCACTACCAGTACCAGTGCCTGTACCAGTACCACTACCAGTGCCTGTACCGGTTCCTGTACCAGTGCCTGTACCAGTGCTTACAACATCTCCAAAAAAATCTTCCCAAGAATAAAAACTTTCATCTTCGTCTTCATCATCCTGAGTACCTTCGTCAACGACAGGCTCAGACTCTAAATCTGTATCTTGTGTATAGGTTCCATCATCAAAGCCGCCGTTTGCGTCAATGACATCCCACTCTTCTTGAGACCTTTCATCTCCTTCTGATCCCGGCCCTGTAATAATTTCGCCAGAAAAAACAATAGTTGGCTCTCCCATTTCATTAGAAATGCTACCAACTTGTCTCCACACACCATCTTTGTAAATCCAATCTCCAATCTCAACACCTGCCTCGCCTGCTTCAGTGCCTGTACCACTACCTGATTCAGCGCCTGTGCCATCACCACTACCAGTGCCAGTACCATTACCAGCGCCTGTAGTATCAGTCTCACTAGCAGCAGCACTAGCGCCACCATCAGTGTCTGTCTCAATAGGAAACTGAGGAGAAGTAATTGTAGTTTCTACTCCAAACTCATCAGTAAACGAACCGTCATCATTCTGCGTACTTTCTCCAGTAATTTCTGGAGTAGCCCCGCCCCATACAACATTACCACTATTATCTGTTTCATAGTTGTCAGGATTTAAAATTTCACCAACTACTGCATCAACTGCTTCTTGTCCTGCTGAAGTTATTTCACCACTTCCCGGCATAGCCAAGTTAAAAGCTGTTGATAAGTCTACTTCACCGTCTTGAGCAATTTGAACTGCACTAGTAATTACGTTTTTAGCTACTGCTGGTGACACTTGAAGGTATGGCGCTAAATAATTAGCTAAGGCAGTACCTGCTCCAGCAGTCATAGCAGCAACAGCTAAGTTCATAATAAACCCACCAGCATCAAACGAGTCATCTACCTTAACTGTCTTGGTAAAACTAGAACCATTCCATTGAAACACATCGCCATCGTTGTTCTGGAAGCTTGTGTTGATACCATACTGTTCTGGGGATAGGGTTTCGTTTGATCCCTGTGCAACTAAGTCTGAAGAATCTTTAACAAAAGAAAACCAAGTATCGTAATCTAAATTAGGATTAGCTTCTTTAAAGTAACCCATACCTTGTTCAGCATCCCAATAACTTTTAATATCTTCTTCTGTTCTCCAAGCTCCTTGTTGTTGTACAGAGCCGTCAGGATTTAAAGTAAAGTAACTGTCTGCTACCTCGCCTAACTCAAGAGGCTGTACAAAGTAATACACTGGTGTGTCAAAGTCTGGGTCTATTTTCCAACCACTAGGAGTATAATAAGCATTACTTAAATACGTATTACCATCCTCTCCTTGAACTACAGGGCTAGGTTTATTTGCTGTTATAGCACTTAGGTCAATACCGTTTACATTACCAAGATTAAAAGACCCTAAATTTAAATCAGGATCCATCTCTAAACCAGAAGCGTATAAATCTACAGCCATTATTTTTTACCCTTTAACGCAAGCAACTTGTCAGCGCCACGTATACCAAAGGAAGCAGATACTGCCATGAATAACAAATACTGATACCAATCAGGAAGCCTGTTAAGCTCCTCAAAGGCAAGACCAATGCGGTCTAGTATTTCTACATCATTCATTCCAATACCCCATACAACGGCAACCACGGGCGCTGAGAGCAACAACGTAAACCACTCGTCCTTCCAAGAGGTAGCACTGGCAGTTGCCATGAGTTGTTCCCAAGACGCTGTGTTCTGGATAACTTCCATCTTTGCTTTGTGTATTGCTGACTTTTCTTCAGACCTGTTCTTTAGAACCTGACCTAACAAAGTAGTAATAGGTGATATAAGTGCTTGCCA